CTACGGCGGCCATGATCTCGGGGCTGATCTCGGGGGCTGGGCTGCCCTGCTCGGTCACGGTGAGGCTCCCTCGGGGGTTAGGTGAGTGGGTTCTCGGTCAGGAACTTACGCACTGCCTTACCGCCGCCGGACGGGGCCAGCGGGCCGATCTCGAGGTCGAATCCCTCGACATCGTCATCGGCGCCCATCGTCTCTTCCGGAATATTGGTCAGCTCGCCCTTCTCCACGTAGTACGCCTTCTGGTGCGACCCGTCGACCACGCGGAGCACCAGCGCGAACTCTTCCGAGTCGCCCTCGATCATCTCGAACATCCCCGAGCCAACCTCGGTCTCAGCGACCGAGCCGCCACGGAGCAACGTCAGCACCGTGGCCTTGGAGTAGTCCACCGGGCGCAGCGCGATCGAGGGGGACGGCGGTTGCTTGATGCGCTTGTAGGGCGCACCGGACTTGTTATTCCAGACGTCCACGTCCGTGGTGTCCTGATCAACGGTCAGGGTGAACCCTGCCTTGATGCCACCGAACGGAACCCAGGCGGTCTCGAGGGTGTCCGCAAAAATGTCATCCGGCAGCACCGTGCCCGCCGGGGCTCGCCATGCATCCCCGTCCAGCCAGAGCCTGGCCTTATCCGGGTTCGCGAAATCCGACATCTCACCATCCTCCTACTATGTTGATCTTTCGGGCTGCCGGGGTTCCGCCCCCGCCGGGCAGGGCAGCCCACCACCGTGTTCCGGCGGGGGCGGTCTGGGTTGTCACGGGCCATCGACCTTGACGCGCAGCTCGGCGCGCACCAGGGCGCCGTAGAGCGGCGCGTCCTCGCCCCTGGTCTTGTCCAGGATGGGCAACGGCCCATCGGTGACCCGAGACAGCGTCCAGTGCGAGATCAGCCCGTCAGCGTCCTCCCAGGCCACATTGCGGGCCCGGCAGAGCACGGCGGCGGCCCGGGCGGCGATGTTCCACGCCATCACCTCGGGCTCGATGCCGTTGGCCGGCGCGCACCAGCCGTTGATCTGCACCAGGGGCAGCCACGCGCCGGCCGAGGCATCGGCGGGGAATCCGCCGGGCGCCTGGCACACCGCGTAGGGCCGGGTGACGTCGCGCGGCGAGCGGGCGGTGTAGCAGCGCCCCTCGATGAGCGAGGCGAACGCCGCATCGCCCAGCAACCAAGCGCGGATCATGGCCGGCACGTAGGGCAGCACCGGCGCCCCGGTCACCGAGGTCAGCCCGAGCGGTTCCATCGTCATCGCGGCTGCATCCCGGTGTACTTGCCGAACTTCCGCGCGGCGTTGGTCATCGTGGCGTGCGCCGGCGTGTCGCTGGTGCCGTACTCCACGTAGATCGCTTTCTCGTCCTGGGCCTCGGCGTAGACCTTGTTGCCCGCCGAGCTGACCGCCATCGAGTCGCGGAACTCGCCCGTCTCGACCGGCGCCGAGCCCCGGGCGTCGTCCACGATGGCCTGGGCGATGGCCTCGAGCCCTTCCTTGGTGCCCAGTCGGGCCTCGGCGATGGCCAGCGCGTTGTAGACCTCGATCCGGACCCGCCCGCCAACGCCGCGCGCCATTCAGACTCCCTGTAGGTCGGAGATTCGCCGCAGCGCGGCCGCTTGGTAGTAGCCCCGGCCGCCGCCGGCGTACGGGCTGCGCTGACGCATCGCCGGTTCGCCCTCGACCTCATACCGGAACCCGTCCGGGCCCTCGATGACCGAGTCCGACCGCAACGGGGCGGCCGGGGGCACCAGCAGCGTGTAGACCCCGATCACGGTGGTCTGCTCGCCGCCCACCTCGATGGCGCTGGACAGGTTCTCGACCGGGCGCTGTGAGAGGTACGCCTGGGTCACGATCGACACCGGGTCGCCGGCCACCTCGTTGCCCGTGGTGGGGGAGATGGTCGGCGGGCCCGGGTTGATGATCGTGACCTTATGCGGAAGTCGAGGCGCCACTCTCGGCCACCTCATCGTTCTGCTCGTCGGCCACGTCCTCGGCGGTGGCGCCGCCGGCCTCGAGCTTGCGCTGGGCCGCCGAGCCGCGGGCGGTGTAGTGCACCCGGCCATCGGCATCGGACAGGCTCACCACGGACGACTCAGAGCCCGCCGAGCTGGACGTCTTGCGCTTCGTTGCCATGCCTACCTCACATCGCCGGAGTAACGGAGAATGCTTTGCCCCAGGTGACTCCCTCGCCAGCCGGGGTGATCATCTTGAGCTCGTCGGGCTCGAGCCGTAGCCCGGCCTTGGCTATCTGGGAGTACTGCACCGAGTACTCCGGGTGGGACTCGCCAACCACGGCGATGCCGCCGCGCTCGACACTGGTCAGGGCTCGGATGAGCGCCTGGCTGGCCACCGCCGCCACCATGTTGGTGCTGACCCGGCCGGCCTCGAGCCATTCGTCGATCTTGGGCCGCAGGGATCTGATGAGCGCCGAGATGTCGTCACAGAACGCCTCGACCTGGCTCAGCTCGCCGTCGTCCACCCATTCAGTCCGGAGCCTGGTCGCGATGTCCTCGGGGGTCACCAGGGGCTCGAGACCAGGTCCCGGACTGCTCACTGCGGCCTACTTCCGAGCGGCCGGCCGGGCCGCCGGCTTGGGGGCCGCTTCCTTCTCCGCGTCCTCGGCCGCCTTGGCTCGAGCTTCCTGAGCCTCGAGTGCGCGTTCCTCGGCCGCCTCGATCTGCTCGGCCGGGGTGGGCGTGTCGTCCTCGGCGAACGCCTTGGGGTTGTCCACCTTGACCCCGTCCGGCAGCTCGGTGCCGCCGGGGTACACCTGGCCGTCCACAACGACCGTCTTGCTCAGTGTCTTACCCATGATCAACTCTCCTAGGCCACGTCGGCAACGAGGGTGAGGTCCGGGTTGCCCAGGATCGGCAGGCCGATGGCCGAGCCGATGGTGAGCACGCGGATCGGGGTGGGCTTGTTGATGAAGCTGCCCACCACGATGCCGCCGAGATCCTGCCCGCCGGCGAGACCGTACTCAGGCTGCTGGCTTTCCAGCGTGGCCCCGTAGGTGGTCTCGCCGAGCTTCTGGCCCGGGGGCGGCAGGAACAACACCTTGTCGTCGGCGATGTAGCGCCGCGACACGCCGAGCTGGTCGATCGCCCGGGCGTCGTAGATGCGCAGCGCCGGCAGCCCGAAGTCGCTCAGCACGTCGTTGACGTTGTTCGGGCGCACGGTGCCGACGTTGACGGTGCCGTTCGGGTAGACCGAGTCCAGGAATTGCTTGTTCCGGCACAGCAGCCGCATGACCCTGGTCGAGGTCCAGATCTGCCCAGGCAGGGTGCCGTTCGTGTCGACGTAGATGTCCGACCAGGCCTGAAGGTCGTCAATCGGCACCGAGTCATCGAGATCGGACCACGCGGCGCCGGCGGGTACCACCGAGTGCTCAGACTTGCGCCCGAAGCTCACCGTGGCCATCACGCCGTTGTCGGCGATCGTCACGGAACCGTTGACCAGCGCATCGGCCCGGGCGAATTCCATCCGGGTGTCGATCGAGCGGACGATGCGCACCGTGTCGCGGAGCAGCACGTCCCGGACTTCCTGGTCAGCGTTGCGCAGCCGCAGCTGCGAGTACTCGTCGAGTACGTACTGCTGGCCGATCGCGGGCAGCTCGCCGGTGATCCGCATGAACCCGTCACGCTTGCCGAACGTCGGCTCAGCGTCGTAGCTGCGGAAGTTGGCGGCCGAGATGAGCCCGGCATCGGTGCCCCGGTTGAACCGGTACTGCAAGTCGTTGACGGGGGTGTCCGGGAGCAGCTCGGAGAGCACCAGGGCGTTCTCCGGGCGGTCCGCGAGAGCCTCCCGGGCGTACCCGGTCAGCTCGGCGGGGGTGACGTGATCAGCAAAAATGTCGAGCGCCATGATCTACACCCCTCCCTAGTAGAACAGGATGCGGCCGGCGGCCGTACCCTGCCCGGTCGCGTCCACGGCGAACGGCAGCTTGGCCGCGACAACCTTGCAGTGGTCGAGCATCGCCGCGGCGACGTCGATCAGGTTGGACGCCGGCGCCGGCACTCCGGCGAACAGGAAACCGGCCAGGCTCTTGGTGGTGGCCCAGGGCTCGTACATCTTGCTGGTGCCGTTGTAGGTCAGCGCGATGCCGGCCAGGAACATGCCGTTCGGGTAGTGGGTGCCAGCCGTAAAGGTGCTGGTATCCAGGGTGACGGAGCGTGCCTCCATGATG